CTGAGTCTCTTGCTGAGGTTGTTGGCATTGTGACCGAAGGTCTAACCAATGCTGTGTATGTCGAAGTTGAGCGTGCTCTTATTGCTGCTTATGATGACATGCCTTCAACCAATAGATATAAAGGTGCTTGGAGCGCTGATGAAATGGTTAAGTTAATGACCATCGTGCGCGCTTATGGTAGTCCCGTTATCTTTGCTTGCCCTGAGTTCATCGCTAAGATGGGCGCTGATGCTATCGTTCCTGTGAACACTGGTACTGGCCAAGGTGTATATAGTCCTAAGGATATTGAGTCCATCCATGACACTGGCTTTATTAAGATGTTCCGTGGCGCTCCTGTTGTTGAGATTCCTCAATCTTTTGTTGATGAAACTAATAAGGAGACTTATGTTGATCCCAGTCGTGCTTATGTATTCCCTGCTGGTAATGAGCGCGTGGTAAAGGTTGTTCTTGAGGGAGCAACTCAAATTCGTGATCATGAGAACAAGGATAATTCTATGGAAGTCTTTGCATGGAAGAAAATGGGTTGTGCAATTCTGCATCACAATAACTGGTGCATTTATTGGAACTCTAGTATCGCAGATACTTCCGCTAAGGACATTTACGGTTTTTAATATAAATTAAATTAAGGGAAGGGGATTCCCCTTCCCTATTTTAGAATATGTGCATTTTATGCAGGAGTAAAAGGAGAATATATTATGTCAGATAAAGTAAAAATTATTAGTTCTTTTGATGGCCGTTGCGGCATTGATAATAGTGATCTACATATCTCTCGTCGTTGGCCCGCGCGCGGCGCATCCGTTATGCTTGATAAAAGTATCGTTGAAGAGTTAATGTATGATGATGCTTTTAAAAATATGATTGAAGATGGAACTCTTTATATTGAAGATATGGAGTTTAAAAAAGAAATTGGTCTTGAGCCGCAAGAAGCTAAAGAACCTACTATTATCTTTTTAGATGATAAACAATTAAATCGTTATTGGAAAGTGATGTCTCTTCCTTAGTTTAAGACAGAGGTTAAAAAGCTAACTAAAGCTCAACTTCAATCACTTGCTGATTATGCTATTAAGCATGGTGAAGATGGTAATATTCAAAAGGCTAATTACTTAACCGAAATTACTGGCCGCAATATTTTAAAGGGGATTGACTTTCAGAATAGTATAAAGGAGGGTTAATATGACTAACGCACAAGTTATATATGATGCCTTTCTTAGTAAATAGCTAGATGATGAATGGGAAAACTGGTATATGGAAGAAATTAATGAAGATTGGAAAACTCTTCTAATGGGCGCTATTTCTTGGTTTAAATTTCCCCGTACTTCTCTTGATTTTGTTACCGACAATGAAACTGGCGAAGTTAAGTTTAACGAAGATTTAAGTAACGAAGAAATCCAAATTTTAGCCACTTATATGAAATGTGAATGGCTTAATCGCACTATTCTAACATGGGAAAATGTTAAACCTCTATATGACGAACGAGATTTTTCTTAGGCGAATCTAATTGATAAGTTTAGACAGATGTTAGAAATGGAAAAGAAAAATGCCGCACGTCTTGAGGCAATTTATTACCGTGCGATTAAACGTAAACCATTTGATTATACTAAGATGGCTACTGCAATTGATTAATGTAGGATTATTTAGAAGGTTATAATAATAATTTAAAGAACCGCTTATTTGGATTATTATGTGAATATGAGAAAAATAGAGAGTGGCAGAAATACCTTAATGCGATTTTAATTGAATTGTATGGTTTTGATGAAAAAGAACGCTCTGCCGCCTACTATCACATGGTACATAATTTATCTGCTTGTCATTTTTTGAGTTATGAATTTTTCCGCAGTACAATTTTTGATTGCATGAGTCTGGTGGATAAATTATGAGTTATTACGAAGATGTTTATTTAAAGAGATTAAATAGATATGGGATTGACTTTCAATCACGTATGCAGCGCCAGCGTGAAGAAAATTTTAAACTGCAACTTAAAAAATCTGTTTATTATATAGATTTTGAATATGATGCAGAAACGCGCGAAGGCGAGCTCACTCCATATA